AGCGGTAACTCGCTCCCCAAGGTAGAACGGATCGCCGGTAAGGGAGTCGTTTATCTTGTAAGACTCAACCCCGTTACCAAAGCTGAAGCAGTCAAAGAAGTTAAGCGTAACAATAGCAGGATCTGTTGACGTCTGATCCTGATCTCCATCAGAGCTTCCGCTCATATGAAGTCTGTCTACAATAGGAAAGCTATCGCTACCCTCGTAGTATATCTCACCGTCCGCCTCAAGAGGCTCGGTCTCAAATACAAGCGTTCCGTTAGACTGCTGAATAGTTATTATAGCATCAGTGTACGCGGTCTTCCCACTACATCCAGGTATTCCTGATGACAAAACAAAGTACAAGCTACCATCATCAACTCCGTCCTCTGTAGTCTGTCCAAATGTCATAAAGTTCTCTCCGAACACGCCGTAAGGTTCGTGGTATGGAAACACCGGCTTAGAGGATCCGTCAGATGTTGTTGACTGGTTAGGCATTGGATCCAATGAGTTTATCTGTGTCTCTGTAGCTATACCGTTTAGGTCATCACCACCGGTAGTTGTACCGGATTCCAAGTCAATATTCTGACCTACAATAAACTGAAAGAAGTCATCATAATCTGAATTAGCAACTATAGTCTTTTCATAAAGGTATCTATAAGATCCGCAACTGCTTCCGGCTCCGTTTCTTTTTATGCTTAGCTTTATATTAACGATACTCCCAGCGGGTATAGTGTATCTTGTCCACCTTAAGTTCCCTGGTCCGTTAGGAGACAAATCATTGAAGTCAGGATTCTTGAACGACATATTAACAGCTCTCTGTCTATAGGAATAATCAAAAGGAGGTCTTAATACTAAAGGCTCTATAAATGATCCTTCTCTGTATTCTGCTCTAAAGTTTGAAGCCTTTAGCTTCATATATGTTCCTGCTGGCTGAACTATAAGGGAGTCGTTATCTGGATCCCCTCCTAAGAAGTTATTAGATTGCGCCTGAACATCAAGTACCTCTGTTGTAACTAATGATCCTACCTGCCCATCCGTGTCAACCTTTACAATTAATTTATCTCCAACCTTTACTTTACTTATGTTCTGAGCCTCTAATTTAAACCACGTAAAGCTAGATGTATCTGTGAAAAATAGGCTGCTAAATATTGTTTCGTACTTATACCTTGAAGGCTTAACAACAAACTTGTATCTCTTAGCCCATGAAGGCGCTAGGTTATTTATATTTGCCGTTATGTAGTTCTTCTTGTCGGATGTTGATGCAGGGAAGAATACGGTATTTGTGTCACATACTAACGCAGTAGAACTCCTAGCGTACTCATCCTGGTAAACAATACCAACCTCGTAGTCCCTGTTGCTGTGTAAACTTTTTCTAGAGTTGAGCTTTATTATTGATGCTATCGTATTTCCGTCTGAAAAGTACTCATATCCATAAATAGTCGTACTAGTGTCATCATCAAATCCTACAAACTTCATAGCCGGTATCTGTATATAGATAATGTTCGGCTCAAGAGTAGAGGATGTTATAACAAACCCCTGACCGGTACCTGTTATGCCACTTCCGTCCTTATCCCATCCTCCGTTTACCGGCGGAACAATAACACTCTTAGCTGTTATAGCACAGTTGAACTCGTCAGTTAATGAGAACCCATCGTTGCAGCTACCTATAGGCTCGCTACTCTCAACGGCGTCAATAAATCCAGGATCATTAGCTAGCTGGTATGCGTTAGCAAAGTCTGTTAGTATGTTAAAAGAAAAAGTATAATCGAACTGATTTTCAGGCGCTCCAGTCACAGGATCGTCGTAAAGAGCGCTACCTCCGAATGAGTCGTGAAGTACAGAGAAGTCTATGTTTAATATAGATCCTGAAGACAGCTCTATGCCTGAGAAGTCTAACTTTATCTTTCCACCCTCAATAGTAACCGGGGTGGTTGTGTTTATAGTATAGTCACCGTCCTGCTTTGTTATAGCTACCTCCTGTATTGATATCTCTTCACTATTAGGGAACACCTCGTAATCAATAGTAGTATCAATATTGTATCCGTCAACATAGTTTCCATATATAAGTCTATTACCCATGGTGGTTTGAGACTTAGCAATTCTAGGAACGTTATCGAATAACCTATTTAATTCGCTGTTTGGAAGTACGGTATATATTTTTTTATTTGTAAACGTTATGTGCTTTGTTTCATTATCTCCCCATCCATTCTCAACCTTGTCATACCTCTCTATTATGTTTACTATACTAGAATCAGAAAGCTTAAAGCATAGGTCAAGACCTACAACATTTTCACCTCCGGTATTAAACGACACCTCAACAGAATTAAATAAATTCTTCATTGAGCCGTTATTGTATGATGAGTAATCTATAAAGAACTGTCCTGGCTCAAATGCGATCTCGCTAAACTGAGATAGCGCACTATACTCACCGTCCTTGTATTTATACCTATAAGAGAAGGATATGAACTTATCCGTCATGTAGTTCTCCTCGCCTGACACGTTAAGCAACTGAATTGATGGAGACTCGGTAGGAGGCGCTACGATAACCAATATATCGTCCTCTGTTATAGCGTCAACACCAGATACAGGGTAAGGGTATGAAGATTTTACGTTTATTCTCCTTGGCGGGTTGTAGTTATCTGTCCAGAAAAGCAACCCGTCGATAAGGTCTATTCCGGTTATAAGGTGCTGAAAGCTGAAGTTTAGAACTGACGTAGATACAACATGATACACTAAAACCTGAGTTCGGTCATTATATGACAGAACCATGTCGACAACTCCTGGATCTGAAACAAACCAGTATATAGTGTCATGCTCACCATCCTCAAAAGAACCTATACACCTAGTGCTAGATGACAAAGGGTTTCCATCATACATCACCTGCGTCACCTGTGTATTACCCAATGAGTTCTCTATAGCACCTACGCTGTTATTCTCCGTAGATCCTATCCTTATGTTCATTGCGTCAATATACTCTCCTTCGGGTAGAATTCTCTCGTCAAAAGACTTGTTCATCCTTCCCTTTAAAAACGTATTGTTTATATCCATACTACTTAATCCACTTATCTCGTCCCCTCATGTTCATGAGAAGCCTTCCAGGGTGCATGTTACTCATTCTTATTTTAGCGTTTCTAAGAAGCGCAGTCTTTTCTTTTTTAGCCCTTGCCACAACGTACTCCTGAACGCCAAACTTATTAGTAAGTATTGAATACTTGATGTACGCGTATATAAACTCCTCTGCAAGCTTGTTGATGCTTACCTCTGAATCGTCTCCACCCTCCATTCCGTCTGTTATGTATTCAAGTATACACAGCTGCCCGGCCATGCCAGAGCTGAAGTTTATAACACCGGCCTTTTTGTTTATGTTGTATGTAGGGTTTATGTTCGCTGTCTCAGTATTTAAACCAAATCTAGATCCTATCTGGTAGTCAAACATCCAGTTGCCGTTGATGTTGTAACCCTCAAGACCGTTAAACTTTCCGTCACCTAGGTATATGCTTTTATTCTGCTTAGTAATTCTGTCATAATCTAATATAGACGTCCCCTCTAAAACATTACCGTCCTGATCAAAAAGAACCCTGCAGTTGTTATCTTGCAGGTATGAGTTACTGTGTATTGTCTGTATATTCTCTGACAGCGGTCTAAGTACTCCGTCCTTGTATAGAGATATTCTTACGTAGTTAACGTAGTCCGGAGGTAGTATAAATTTTAAGTCGTCGCATATGCTTATCTCTACAACCCTTATCTCTTTTAATGCGTCATAGTTTATTTCCTGTATACCCCTTTTAGCATGGAATAAAACCTCGTACCTGTCTATGTTGTTAACTAGTTTGTTGTTACCAACATACATCAGCATGAAATTATTTACAATATCCTTTAAGGACACGTACTGATACGATCCCCAGTTCTGGTCCTCCGGAGAGTTACCTGAATTTTCGTAGTACTGGTACCCTGTTAAGTATGCCATTCTATTTGTTTATTTTTATGGTTGCTGTTGTTGTTGCTCCTGACCAATGGCGTATGCTGCCACCTCCTGCTCCCTGATAGATACACCTGCGTACTGCAGTATCTTCACAACTAACTTGTACTCATCCTCAGGAGGCAACTGAAAGTCTTGATAGTCAGGCTGTGATTGGTCAAACATAGGCTCTCCACTGCCAAGTGTTATGTAAGTCCACTTAGGATCCTTAGGAAACGTAAAATACGTGCACCTTACATCGTAACCGGCACCATCTGTAATACTTGTAGGGTATACAGTTATTATAGATCCGGAGTTAACTACTGAGTCGTAAGTGTATGCCGGATACATCAATGACGGACCTGTTAGGTTTGAGTCATTCAGCAGCATTATCTTTCCGTTAGATACCTTGTCTATTGTTGACATCCTAGCACCTGTAGGTCCTAATAGGTCCAGTCTAAGTATCATATATGCCTCATTGCCTGTAGTAGTCAACGAAGGTACATACCACTTATTTGACGAGTACGTTGTTAGGTTACTTGTAACTAAAAATGACTCTAAAGTTTCTGCTATAGGAGCCTCAGTATCAGCGTAATCACTACCAGACATCCTGGCGTTCTCCATGTTTATGGCCTTATTATACGCTGAGTAGTACTCCTCGTATATCTCCATCTGTGCCTGCTTGGCATAGAGGTTAAAGTCTGAAGGCGTTATGTATCCGTAGTTGTTCTTATTTATAACAGATAGAACGGTGTTTCTAACTGAGTTTATCATGTCGCAAAACTTTTTACAAAGATAATAAAAAAAAGCACTCTGTTAAGAGTGCCTTTAGTTTTATTCTCGACAAATATCGATTAAGCGATAGCTATTCCTGATACTGCAAACGGCAATAATGTAACATCATAAGTTACCTTTGTCCATCCTTCTCCTAATGCATCAACAACAGCCGCTTCGATAGCGTCTCTCTGTGTTTCAACACCGGCGCCGGCTGTAGCGTGTGTAATCGTAACAACCTTACCACCACCATAGGTAATTGTAACCGTGGTAGTAGACGCCTGCTCGATAAGCTTAATGTCTGTAGCAGAAACAATTTGAAACTGCTCATTAGTTACAGGAATGCTTAAAAACTTTTCCATTTTTTATCTTTTGTTTTATGATTAATAATCCATGCAAAGATACTAAAAAAAATATTAATCTAGATGACTCTCCAAGAGTCTAAGTGTTTCTATACCGTCATCAGATCTAAAATGAGATGCTAATATGAACAGGTAGTTCTCTCCGAATGGAACGGTCAGTATCTTCTTTTTATTTGTGTCCAAGTTAAAATAGATGTCTCGGCCTCTGTTCTTTAATCTAAGCAAGTCCTGATCAAAAAACTTAGCGCACGTGTTCTGAAGATTTAGCATAGGATCATTCAGCATCTCCATGAACTTCTCCGGATATGTTCTTGCATAAACAAGCACGTCCCTCTTAAGCTCTGCGGTTGACATCTTGTCAATCTTTCCTCCTAGCACAACCCTTGCGACTGCCTCTAACATGTCTACGGATAAATCCCTAGCTGCTAACTGCGCATCTAATGCGGTAGCTAACTTATCGAATTCTGCAGACGCGTCCTTCTCTGTGTTAACCTCTTCAAATATCTTACCATTCCCTGGGTGGTACTCTAAAAACTTTTGTAAAACCGGGTTAGTCTTTGGAACATTTAATGATCCATCAACAAAAACAATAGGCTCTAATATTGCAGATCCATCCTGTTCATCCTCGAAGGGTGACTTCTGATTTCTTGCGTATCTTAAAGGTCTATTGGTTTCTCCGTCAAAGTAGTATAACGGACTTCTTGATGTGTTCTTCGATGTCAGCATGTATGACAACGGAGTATTTCTTTTTTTCAAAACGTAGATTCTATCTACCATTGCAGTTTCTTTCATTTGATATGATTTGAATTGTTAAAAAATATACAGAGCCTCACGAATGAGACTCTGTATGGTAATTTATTTCTAGCTATTAGCCTCGAATAAGAAGAAGTTGTTAGCTCCTAAAGTACACAAGGCTCTCTCTGACAAGAAGTGTACCTCCATAGCATCTAAGCTAGAGTTAGAGGCACCGCCAGCAGAACCTGTGATCCAAGTCTTGTAGCGTCTGTCTTCTGTTTCAGAGGCGCGGTAGCGAACGTGTAAGAAAGGTCTCTTAGCGTTTTTACCTAACACCTGATCGTAAACAGTTGTAGATCCGGCAGGAACTAACACACCGTTAACAGCACCACCAACAATACCTCCACGAGTGGTAGCATCGTTCAAGTACTTCCAGTCAGTCTTGTAGAAGTCGTAACCTCTACGGAATCCGGTGAAGCCTAAGTTCAACGCCATGTCCTTGTCGTTATCAAACAAACCGTAAGATGTACCTCCGGCACCGTAAGAGTTCTGAGCAGCTAACATGTCATCGATATCGAAAGAGAACTGACGGTTAACGAATAACACGTTCTCTTGGATAGCACCTTGTTTGTCAAGACGTTGGATAATAGTATCGAAGTCAGACAAGGTAGTTGGGTTACCTCCACCCCAGATGTTTCCACGTTGAGAGACTGAGTAGAATAAACCTTCAGATCCCTTGTTACCAACGTTACCGGTGGTAGCAGCGGCACCAGAACCAGCCTCAGCAGGAACAGCCTCGATCATTGACAACTCTAAGTAGTCTTCGAAACGTAGACGAGTCTCATGCTCTGATTTAATATACCATAAGTAACCGGTAGCTCCGTTCTCAGTAGTAACCTCAACCCATCCGATTTGAGCCATGTCTGAACCAGATACAGCGTACTTATCTTTGATGATAATTGGGCTGTTCTCTAAGATCAAGTCATCAGCCTCTAAAGACTCTTCCATTCCCTCAGTTCCTTTTCTGAACTCAGAACCGTAAACAAATGCGGTTACAGTGTCAGAGGTACCAAACGTTTGACCTCCGGCCTCGTAGTAAGCTACGTCAAATGTTCCGGCAGCATAATCAACAGCTGTGATGATAGCCTTGTTAGATTTAGAAGCCTCGTTGTTGTCTGATAAGAAAACAGTTTGACCAACTCTAAAGGCGATACCTCCGTTACCCGGTACTAAAGTGTCGTTGACAGTGATAGTAGCTGTACCTAATGTAGCTCCAGAATCAGATACACAGTTAACATACTTAGTATGTAAACGTCCTTGCTCTGCCCACTTGATCAAGTCAGATGTTGAAGGCATCTCTGCTCCAACTGCTCTTAAGAATGATGCAACTGAACGGTTACCGTATCTTTCGAATTCCTTCTCGTATGTATCAGGTAAGTACTGATTCAAGAAGTCGAAGTTTGTGATGTAATTTGATGCTAAGGTTTTCTTCTCAGCTGAAGGCTGCAAATCAAAGCCTGGTGTAGATAATACTCCCATTTTGTTTTAGTTTTTGTTATTTTACGCTTTTAAACTTTAGTCCTCGACCATTGTCAGTATCAACGTTTCTAACCTTTAAACCGGATTGGCTGATAGACTGCGGAGCTGTTCTAACATCCATGTCTATATTCTTAGTTTGTTTTGCACTATCTAATAGCGCCTCAGCCTTGCCCTGTTCGTAAAAGAACCTAGCAAACTTCTCCGGGTTCATGGCAACAGAAAGCGACCTGTGATAACCTACAGCGTCAGAAACTAATCCGTCCTTGTCTAAATACTTGGACACATAGTTTGTTAGGTCAGACTGAGAGCTCTTTAGCTCCTTAGCATCTCCAGGCATAAAGACAATACTCTTGTCGCCAACATTGAATTCAAAACCTTTGAAATCGTCGCCGAAAATTTCTTCCGTCTTCTTCTGAAAGTACTCAGCCCGTCTAATGTTCTCCTGCTGTAAGTTGCCTGAGTCTTGAACGTATTTCTTGTAGGCGTTATAAGCTTCTTTCTCTGCCTCTGGAACTAATCCTCCGGATGACTCAACCGGAATCTTGTACTGCTCCTTCTGCTCCTCAAGAAACTTCTTAGCCTTAGCAAGCTCTTTCTTCTTGGCGATCTCCTTCTTCTTGATATCTTTCTCGTCGTCAAAGTCAGGATCATATCCAAACTTATCAGATATCATGTACTGAATATCCTCATCGTCCAAGTCTGACTCCGTAGCCGAGTAGTACTCAGCTAAGAGTTTATCTGGATTCATTGTATTGAAGTCTCTATTTAACTTAATAAAGTCATCAATACCTCGCCCAGTTTCTTTTTTGTATTTTAAAAATGCGGACACGTCTGTAGGCAGGTCTTCGTTTGACTCCCTCTCGACAAATAACTCGTCAACAGAGCTTATCTCCTTGTTGTACCTACCCTTTATATACGACAGTACATCCTCATCGTTTATATCCTTCTCCTTTGTTACAGGCTCTTCAACTACCGGCTCATCCTTTGCAGGCTCCTCGTTGAATTTCTGTTCGTGCTTATCAAGCAACTCCTGCTCGATCTCTTGAATGGACTTAGGCTCCTCAGATCCTACGTCCCTAACTGTAAACTCTCCCATTTAATTTGATTTAATTTATTAGATTCTAATTTAGCACTTGCCCTTCTTCATCGGCATAGACTTGTTAGAAGTCTTCTTAGCCATAGGCTTAGCCATAACCGTCTTTTTTGTCATTGTTTTTTTCATGGTGTTATTTTTTGCAAAGTTAATAATTATTTTCTTACGCTATCTTGGCTCGAACTCAGCGAATGAAAAGTCGTCCAAGCTGTCTTCGTTACTTTCAAAGTCCACCGGAGGTAGGTTGTTCTTTCGCTGCTCTATGAGTTTAGACTGTGTTGTAGCCTGCTTAAGTATCCTAGTATCCTTGGCCTTTTCCTTCATCTCCTCCTTCATTGTTATCGCCTGAGCCTCAACACCCTTTAGCTGCATATTCATCTGGAACTCTACGTTCATAAGCTCAACCTTTAGCTGCGCCTCTGACTTCATCTTCTCTATCTCGTACCCAACCTCTGCCTGCTTGATCATGACCTTAGACTGAGTCTCTGCCTGTATCTGCTGTAGCGCGTTCTGCGCGGCCATCTGTTGAGACTGAGCATTTATCTGAGCCTGCATCTGCTGCTTCTGCATCTCATTGCTCTGATCCTGCTCCTGCTTCTTTCTCCTCTTAAGTTTAAGCAACTGATTGGCTAGCTTTATATTGTTAAGCTGCCTTATATCTATAGCGTCCTCAAGCGTTATTGCATCCCTAGACAATGCCATCTGTATGTTCTGCTCTAGCTTAGCCTTCTCCTCCTCATCCGGGGATATGTCTATAAATATACCGAAGTCGTACATGTATAGGTCCTTTATCTCATCAAGAAGACTTACGTTATACTTACCTATCTGAAGAGCAAACGTCTCAGAGAAGTC